CATCTCAAACTCTTCGGACTGAGCGGCATGCATCCGCTTGTGAACAGAGTTCAAGACCTTTTGTGCTTGCTCAATCATGGCAAGGGTAGTACCGACAGGTGCGTCCGGTTTCCCTTCAGTGACCATCACTTCAGAAGTGCCGCCAACGCGCATGCCGGTGTCTGACATCTGGGTGACCAAATTCATCAATGCCCCAGATGGCTCTTTATACGGAAGCGGCATGATGGCTTGATTGATTGGCATGCCATTGGTTTTTACCAGCGCCCCACCACCTGGAGGAACGCGGAAGATATTAGTGTTCTGCCTAGCACCAGTATCGGCCATGAGAAAACCAGGAAAATTGTTATACATCCCAGCATCAAGTAGTTCACGCCATGCAGCAGTGATAGCGTTAGTTGTGTTACCAAGTATATGAAGAAGGCCAATGTCATAAAAACCCATACCGGGAACAAAAGTATATTTAACAAAACGTCTACGAGCCGTGGGAAGTTCTTCATCATCTTCTGCATAGTTCCTTACTACCGATAAAACTTGCCTCGATGACACATCAATCGTGACAATGTATGGGATTTCCAAGCCGGAGGGCTTGCCTTTGTACTCATGCTCAAAGCCAGGCAGGTCCAACTCGCAATAGACCTCATAAATTTCACGATCACGGTCTTCTGGGTTCATGGACTCGGGGCTAATGCCTTGCTGAGCGTTTTTCTCAAGCTGAACGCTGTCAAAATCAGGCGCTTTAGGCGTTGACAGATCAATATCGGCATACACACCCAAGATCTGGAGCCGTTTGACAGTGCTGGGGCGCATATACGAGCGATGTGTAATGCGTTTTGCATTACGTAAATCTGTGGCGGCATTATTGACAATCAAATCGTTGGCATCAACGCTTTCAGACACCGGACGATTACGCAACGGGCAAAAATAGACCTTTTTGAAGCTAGTGCCGCCAAAGCCAAGCATAAGCAACATGCGATCCGTGTCGGGATAGTACTCTGTAGCTGTTGAAGTCAGGTAGTGATTGAGGTCATTCTCAAGTGCATTGGCTAATTGGTCGTTTTCAAGGTTAGAATTGTTGTTATCTACCCGAATTTTAACCGGCCCATCAGTTGGAAGCAGCTCAGAACGGGCATTGGCCTGAAACCGAAGCACTGCCTCAAGCAAAAGAGGATGCCGAACCTTAGACATACCCTCAATTGGGGCTCCATCGCCCGGACCTTGAAGGCCGGGGATCTCAATTCGCAATCCAAGGAGCTTGATTCCTTGCGCACGGTCCTCAATCCAATCCGTGCGGCTCTGAATGTCATCACGGATGCCCCGAAGAAGCTCTTCAGAGATGCTGTTAAGCTGTCCTTGAGCAACATCATCGACCAAATTGCGGAACCAGTCGGTTTTATCCAACTCTTTGTTGTTCCGTTTAATTGGTTTCCCATCAAGGGAAATGGTAATAGACCCATCGGGGTGCTCAATCTCAAGCACCGCACCGGTATCATCTACCTTTTCCTTGTCTTCACCGTCCTCGATGATCTCAACCATGACATCGCCGCCAGGGATTGACTCCTCTTCAGGGCCGGGAAGCCTGATATTGGACATAAGGCCGGGTGTCATGGGCATAAAGTTGATCCTTACTCGGCTGACAGTGCGTCCATCTCATCCGTAAACTGCTGGATGCCCCGTTGCGCTGCTATAGTATCGGATTGCGCCATGATTTCATAGGTCCGCGTAAAGTCATGGGGCTCTTGACCCCAAACCTGAACTTTAAAAACCCGCCCAGCATCCATGCCGCCAGGTGTAATTTCGTCCACGATGGCGCTTGCAAGTACTCTTCGCATGTAAATCCCCCTACACAAGGGGCATATAATACTAGATTTTGGTTAAATTGGATAGAGGGCCTGCCATTGATTGTTACCTTTGAAGGCTAGATTATCCGTCATGTCCGACTGGAACTCTTCGCTGCGCATAATTGCGCCAGTTTCGCGTAGATGACGCATAGCCATACTTACCGTATCGACCAAATCGTCATGTTTTGCTTTGGGAAACTGTGCAACTTGAGTAATAACCATCTCAGACCATTGTTTAATAGGCGCATATACTATGCCTTCCGCAAACAAATGTTGTACAGAATACAACCTAGCAAGTTTATCTTGACTTTTGGGATCAAACATATGTACCCCAAACTTCTCATGACCATACATTCTACGTATTTCTTGTGCTACAGAGAACCCGGCTGCTTTGTTTTCAATAAGTAACGTGTCTACTTTTAGTTTGCGGCACGTTTCGGATACTTTAGACACAAGATCATGTAGTTCATACCGCCCTTGCCACGCATACATAAGCATTACTTTAGGTGCTGTTTCGGCATACTGACGTGTGTATTCGGTTCTATCGCCGCCACGAGATATGGCATGATGCGGGCTATGAGCAGTTTGACTGTCGGAAAACACACCCCATACGGTCATGGCGGAGGGATCGTTTTCCGTCTTGGTGGTATAGGCGGTATCCAAAGTAGCAATAATAAGATCCATGCCGGGGAAGTTAGGCGACTCCCACGGCTGCCACCATTCACGTTTGATAATACCGCCGCCTTTTGGTTCTGGCCGCTGCTGAAGTTGACCGGCTGCTGCCCAGGGGCCTAGTTGCCGCTCAAGGATGTTGACTTCCGTTTCCCCAAACCGATCCGGCCAAAGAAGAGTGCCCTCACGGTCATCTAGTTCAATTTGAGCTTCTGGGTTAACGGGGATGCGATCACCGACACGGTTTACTTCTACAAGGGGCTCACCGTCATCATCGCAGCCACGGGGATCATCCCACCCAATAGAAGTGGTTGAGTGCCGGGACCACTCATACCGCATCGGGAGACATAGGTGCGTCCACTCCCCCATATCCTTGGATAGGATGTGCCCGGTCAGATCTTCTTCGGACAACCTCTGTTGGATAACGACAAACGCGCCGGTTTTAGGATCGTTGAGGCGGGTCGAGAGCGCAGAGTCCCACCATTCGATGGTTGATGCAATGGTAGCTTCTGAGAATGCTTCTTGCGCTGCGTTAGGATCATCAACGACAATAATGGACCCGCCTTCACCCGTAAGTGCCGATCCCACCGAGGTGGAAAGACGCGAACCATTTTTGTCATTGTCAAATCTTCCTTTTGTGTTTTGGTCAGACGTTAACTTAAACCTATCTCCCCACATCTCCCGATACCATGGGCTTTCAATAAGGCGGCGGCATTTTACAGAATCTCTTAGTGAAAGCTGTTGGGCGTAGGATGCATGGAGGAACTGGACGCCTGGGCCAGAGGTAGGTGTGATGTGTGATTGCGCCCAGACCCAAGCCGGAAAAGCGCAGGAGGTGATGGAGGATTTGCCCATACGTGGCGGGATGTTGATGATTAGGCGGCGAATCTCACCGTCAGCTACGGCCTGTAAGTGCTCAGCAATAGCTTCGATTGGCCAGCCTTCTGTAAACGGGGAAGCATCGATGTACTTCCATGCATGTTTGAGAAACGTATATAGGCTTTCCTCACAATCGGCCCGATCTAACTCAAGCAGAGCTTTTTCAATGTCAATTTGCTGGCCATCTAGGTTAAGCGTTGTCATTCAACTGAATCCAATTTGTTAAGCCGCTCATGCAGTTCATTGTTTTCACTAATCAATTGTTCAATAAGCCACCGAACTGATTCCATGGCGGCAACTTTTTTTTCTTCCTGTTGGCCGTTTTCCTTTTCAAGGGCACGGAGAACAGGCCGTAGCTGGAGGTATACTCCGGCTAGTCCGTATCGTGCTGCAAGGGAATGGAGGCCACTGGTCATAGGAGTGGAGCAATTTTGTAAAAATCCATTTCTGGGTGATTGACCAGAATGCGGCCAAAGGCAATGTCAAACCCATAATGGTGGATGACCATGCCGGGTATCCATCTACCCAACAGTAGCCTAGCTTTCCAGCGGCGTTTAGAGATATTTTTTCTGCGCATAGCGTCCCCTTTCAAAAATAGTATAGCAAATCATTGACTAATAGACTAGTGTTAATTATTCGCTCAGTGTTGGTCCGTGCTGAAAACCGAACGATGCTCTGCAAAAGGGGCAACGGACCCCGCAATGTTTCACGGGAAACATTCCCACGTCGTCTAGTGGTAGGACACCGCACTTTGACTGCGTGAACCGAGGTTCGAATCCTTGCGTGGGAACCAATTTGCGGGAAACCGCGCCAGAGCCGTTGGCGGGATATCCAGCTAATACCCAAACCTACAAAGGGTACCTAACACCCACCGGGGGTAGGGGGGGGTATATACCTATAGAGAAATACCAATAGGAAACCTATTAGCCAGCGGGGCTATGGGTACCTTGGGGTAGGGGTAGGGGGGGTACCGGTATATTTGCAGAATTGCAAAAGGGGGGATTGTGGGTGGCATATTTTGCGCGGGTTACACGGGGGGGATTTGGTACCTAAACCCCCGGGGGCCTTCTATTAGGCGGTCCTCACCCCGGTCTGCGTCAGGGTACCTTGACCGTGGCTATTGTTTCACGTGAAACATTCACGGTTTGTTCCACGTTTGTTCTGGCGGGGGAGTGTTTCACGTGAAACATTCTTGCTCTGTTTATGCTTTGTTCTCTATCTGTTCACGTGCTTGCAATAGCATCGTGCGCAGGTTCTCTCTTTGTTCCATCCCAAGGCTGCGCCCATCTATTGTTAAGCTATTGTTAGTTACGTGAACCGTTTGGGCTAGTTGCTCGACGCGCTCCCCATAGACCTTGGGCGCAAGCTTGCCAGCTATCCGCGCCCTGGTGTCAACGCGAAGCCTCGCTCTCTGTATCGCCGCATTGTTCGCCGAACCGTCTTCTAGCAAGTCCTTACTGCAATCGTCTGCAATATCAATCATTTGATCGAATAGGGCGTGGGCAGCAAGCTCACGGGCGCGGGCGTATTTCTCGCCGAATGAGGGGTGTTTTTC